AATGGTATTAGAATAAAAAATATAGTATTTAATAACTCTACTAAGAATGTTGTAGTAACTCTTGGGTCAAGTTTTAGCGATCCCGAAGATTATCCATTTGCAGTAGGAAGTAAAATATTGATTGAGGGGGTGAGTGTTGGAGTTGCTTCCACTGGAAAAGGATATAATTCCAGCAACTATGCATATTCGTTATTTACACTTACAGCAATTGATCCTAATATTGGTGGAGCTGATGGAACTTTAACATTTAATCTTTCTTCATATCTCAAAGATGGCGAAACCCCAGGTACTTTTAGTTCTATAAATTCTGCAGGAAGAGTTGTTCCTGAGTCATATTTCCCAATATTTGATATTAAATTAAAGAAAAATATTTTCTATGAAGGAGAAACAGTTTATACTTCCAATGCAAGTGCTATTGTAGAAAATTGGGATGAAGATAATGAATATCTGAAGGTCTCTACGATAAATGACTTTTCCATCAATCAAAAAATAGAAGGAAGAACTTCTGGGTCTGTTGGAATAATTAAAAAAGTTATTGATTTGGATTCAAACTATAAAATAGATTCATCATCTCCATCCAGAAAAGGTTGGAATCGTGAGACTGGATTTTTAAATAATACATTCCAAAGAGTACAGGATAGTGATTATTATCAGTATTTTTCTTATGATTTGAAGTCAACCGTAGATCTTAATACATGGATTAATCCAGTAAATACATTAAATCATACTGCAGGATTTAAAAAATTTGGTAATTTAATATCAGAATCCATACCATCTAATTCTGGAATATCTACAGATCAAAATCAGGGAGATTTTATAGGAATTTCAGACTTGTCTGCATTTGTTGATTTAAACTGTGTTAATGATTTTGATTTGGCAAGCGAAAACACTTTGAATATTGATGGGTCTATTTTATCAAATGAAATAATTTTTAACTCTGCAATTATCCAGGATTATATTGAATCTATAGGAAACAGAGTATTAACAATTGATGATATTTCAAGCGAATTTAATAGTAACCCAAGAGCTACTCAATTTAGTATAGTAGATAATTTTGTTTTGAATGATTATAGGAGTAAAAAATATATAATTTTTGCAAGAGATAAGAGATTTGTAAACGAAACTCAACTAAGTTTAGTTACATTTTTACATGATAATTCTACTGGATTTTTGAATCAGTATGGAGTAAGGAGTTTTAATGATTTAGGATTTTTTGATTTTTCTGTATTTGGTACTGAAGGTAGTTTACTATTTTATCCAACTAAAGCGAAGAGAAATGATTATCATCTTGGATTATTCTCTTTCTCATTGAGTGATTTAAATGTTGGAATAGGTTCCACAAACTTAGTTAATTTGGGAGATAGTGTTAGTGTTGGAGTATCTACAACTAATATAGCATCTGGCAGTTTGGGTTCTATTGAAATTGTTGGAATTTCTTCTACATATAGGTCTGGAAAGGTTTTGGTTCAAATAGGGGCAACGGATTCATCTTATTATCAGTATGATGAAATTTCATATATTTGCGATGGCTCTGAGGTTCGCTTCCAGGATTATGGTCAACTTTCTACAAATACATTTGAATCATCATCAACCATAGGAATAGGAACTTATGATGCATACCTATCTGGTTCAAATATTAGAATTGATTTAATAATAGATGAACCAACTTCGGTGGAGTATATTATTAATACTTTTGTGGTGTCACTGGGAAATACAACAACATCCGGAATAGGAACTCAAATTCTATCGGGAAGTTCGATTAATTCATCTTCAGTATCTATAGCTAGTAGCAGTTCACCAACATCGGTTGTAATTGGTTCATATCTAAATGATTCTCACAATTCATCATATTCGATCATAAGTATTGAAGATATAAGCAATTCCCAGTATCAATTGTCAGAATTTTTAACTGTTACTAATAATTTAAATTCTTATGATACTGAGTTTGGAGTCTTACAGACTGAAAATCAACTTGGAATTATAACTTCTGGTATTTCTGGTTCATATACAAACATATATTTTACACCAAATGAAAACATTGAGGTTGATGTAAAATTATTTAAAGTTGATGTTGGACTAAATGAAGTAAATGAACAAATAGATTTAACTGATGCAGTTATTAACTATGATTATGGAATATACACAGGCACTGACAATGATGTCAGAAAGCATTTTAATTTAAATTACAGAACATTACCAATTTTCCAAAGATATTTTGATGCTAGTGATGAAAGTGTTATAAATGTTGACACAAACGTTATTAGAATTCCATATCACACCTATGTGACTGGAGAGGAAATTGCATATTCTTATCCAGGTGTGGGTACTACACAGGCAATTGGAATTGCAACAACATCTATTTCGGGTATTGGTTTGACTGATAAACTACCCTCAACATTATATGTTGTAAAAATTAACGACATTGACATTCAAGTCTCCGCTTCATCTTCTGAAGCTCTGAAAACTACACCAGATGTCTTGGATATAACTTCTGTTGGAATAGGCAGTTCTCATATATTTACTGCCAAAAATCAAAATAACAAAGCAATTATAACTTTAGATAATGCGATTCAATCTCCAGTAGTATCTACTTCTACAACTACTACAGCAATACAAGATATTTCTTTCTTCGATTTTGAAATTTATTTATCGAGTGCAGATTTAATTTCTGGTGGAGATTTGCTTAAGATTGATGATGAAATAATGAAAGTATATTCTGTTGGAGTTGGTAGTACTAATGTTATTTCTGTCATAAGACCTTGGTTGGGAACAGTTCCAGCATCTCATACTTCATCAAGTTTAGTTACTAAGGTTTTGGGAGATTATAATATCGTTGGCAGTACAATCCATTTCACTGAGGCTCCTTTTGGAAAAATTCCATTTATAAATCCATCCAATAGACCCGATGAAGTAGACTACATTGGTATTTCTACGGGTTCTTCTTTCAGTGGAAGAGTATTTTTAAGATCTGGAATTCCAGACACATTGGAAGAATCATATACTCGCAACTATATTTTTGATGATATATCCGATCAATTCAATGCATATGCTGATTCCTTTATATTAAAAAATAATGGAAATGATGTATCCGGAATATCCACCAATAATGCAATTGTCCTGATTAATGGTGTTTTCCAACCATCAGTTTCTGTTGGTGTTACTGGTGTTTATGATTTGGCAGAAAATGCGGGAATAACTAGTATAACTTTTATTGGTGAAGGATTACCCTCCGAGTATGATGTCAATACTACAAGTTTACCAAGAGGAGGAGTTATACTTTCTATTGCATCAACTTCGGGATTTGGATATCAACCATTAGTATCCGCTGGTGGAACTGCGGTAGTTTCTTCTGCTGGAACAATTCAGTCAATCAGTATTGGAAATAGTGGTTCTGGTTACAGGGATGGAATTCAAAACATAGTTAATGTTGGAGTCAAAACTGAAAATCTTGTGAATTCTAGTATTGAATTCATAGGAACTGCATCAGTTCTAAATGGAAGTGTGGTTAGTATTGCTATTACTAATCCTGGAATTGGTTATACAACATCAAATCCACCTATCGTTGTGTTTGACTCTCCACTATCCTATTCTAATATTCCTTTAGTTTATAGTTCAGAATCTTCTGCAGGATTTGGAACAGGAGCAACAATTGATATAGTTGTTGGTCAGGGTTCAAGTGTAACATCTTTTGAGTTGAAAAATCTTGGATATGCATATAAAAAAGGAGAAATATTAACAGTTTCTATTGGAGGAACTACTGGAATTCAAACAACTTCATTACCGGGTTTCTCTGAATTCCAAGTTACTATTGATACTGTTCAGAGTGATCAATTTGCTGCTTGGACGGTTGGTTCTCTCCAAGTAATCGATCCACTAGATTCTTTATTTGATGGGGAAAGAACAGTATTCCCAATACTGATTGAGGGCAATCAAACCACAATTAGATCTAAAAAGGGATCAATTATAGACCAAAGGGCACTTGAAGCTAGCTTGCTTATCTTTATAAATGATGTACTTCAAGTTCCTGGAGAAGGTTATGTATTTAAGGGTGGAAGTACAATCAGATTTACAGAAGCTCCCAAAGTAGGTGATACTTCCAAAATAGTCTTCTACAGAGGAACTGCGGATATTGATACATTATTTGTAGATATTTTAGAAACTATTAAGATTGGAGATAAAGTAACTCTTAATAGTGATGATTCTAAATTGGTACAAAATGATAGATTAGTTAATGATATTATTTCTTCAGACACTTTAGAAACTAATCTCTATCCTGGTCCTGCGGTTACTCAGAATGAAAATCTATTAAGACCTCTAATTTGGTGTAGACAGACGGAAGACTTATTCGTTGATGGTCAATTTGTTGGAAAAGATAGGGTGATTTATGAACCATACATTCAACCAAATTCAAACATAATTCAAAATTTTGGAATTGGTTCTACTGAAATTTTTGTAGAAAGTGTTAAAACATTTTTTGATAGTGATAGAGAGTATGAAAAAGATGGAACAACAGAAAAACCACAAAATAAAATATTAATTATCTCACAAGATACATTGGTGTCAGCTTCTGCTACAGCAGTTGTATCAACATCTGGGACTATTACTTCAGTGTTGATTAGTGATGGTGGTGTTGGTTATAGTACATCTCCAACAATTTCAATCGGAGATCCTATTGGAATTGGAATTACTGGAAGAGCACAAGCATCATCTATTATAGTTGATGGTATAGTAACCTCTATAGAAATTACATCTCCAGGATTTGGATATACTACATCAAATCCACCAGAAATCTTAATTGAGCACCCATCTGCAAAATATGAAGTAATTAATAATATTTCATATACTGGAGATTTTGGAATAATTTCTGGCATCAAAACAACCTCTGTTGGAGTAGCATCTACTGGTATTGTATTTGACTTCTATATCCCAGAAAATTCTCCAATAAGAGATGGTGAAACAGTATCGGTTGGCATTGCAACAACTGGTATTAGTGGAATTGAAACTGGGTACTATTTTGCTATTAATAAGTCAAATGTTGGTAATGGGCTTACCTCACTAAATTCTTCTGGTGGAACAGTTGGAGTTGGAACAACATTTATTGACAACATTTATCAGGTTGCATCCGTTTCAATTGCACAAACTGCAGTTGCTGGTGTTGGAATTACATATGTTGCCCAAGTTACAGTAAGCGTTTCTGACTTTAATGGATTAAGTGGACTTGGATTTAGTGGTTTTTATGGTGAGTATAGTTGGGGAAGAATTTCAACTCCAATACGCAAAGACGAAGAAGATTTTGAAAGTTATGCAAACATTGGAGGAATGTCTACTTCACCAATAGTTCAAAGATTTAATCGTCTAAAATTCAGACAATATAGTACATAAATAGATAAAAAACGTTAAAATGTCTGCAATAATAACTGACCAATTAAGAATTTTGAATGCTAAGAATTTTGTTTCTGCAGCAACTTCTTCTGCCAATTCTTATTATTCTTTTGTTGGTTTACCTAATGCAACAGATTATGATATAAACTGGGATTTTAATCCACCATCTCCTAGAGATAGTTTTGAGCAAGAGAATGATTATTGGGATACTATGATTGCTTTAAAGAAAATTAAAGCAAGTGACGTGAATCAAGTTATTAGAAAAATTACTTGGTCATCTGGGACGACATACGACATGTATCGTCATGATATTAGTAGAACAAATACATCCAATCCTTCAGGCGCAACAAGTTTATATTCTTCAAATTATTACGTAATTAATAGTGATTTTAGAGTTTATATTTGCTTACAAAATGGAACTGACCCAGAAAATCCCGGAGGAAGACCTTCATTAGATGAGCCAACCTTTACAGATTTGGAACCAAAGGCTGCGGGGGATAGTGGTGACGGTTATATTTGGAAATATTTGTATACAATTAAGCCAAGTGAGATTATAAAGTTTGATACTATTAACTTTATGCCAGTCCCAAAAAATTGGGAAACATCAAGTGAATTCGCAGCGATTCGTAATAATGCAGCATTTCCAAACAATCAACTTAAAATTATTACAATAACTAACAGAGGTGTTGGTTTAGGCACAGCAAATAGAACTTATACCAACGTTCCCATTAAAGGAGATGGTACAGGTGCTAGAGCAACTATAGTCATTAATAACGATTCTAAGGTAGAATCAATAAATGTTTCAATTGGTGGTTCTGGTTATACTTATGGAACTGTTGATTTGGAAGGGGGAAATGTTCCAACTGGAGAAGTAACTCCAACTTTTGATGTAATTATTCCACCAAAGGGAGGACATGGGGCAGATATTTACAGAGAACTTGGTGCCTATAATGTTCTTGTTTTTTCAAGGATAGAAAACGACACAGAAAATCCGGATTTTATTACTGGAAATAAAATTGCAAGGGTTGGACTTGTAGAAAATCCACAAGCACATGATTCAACGTCATTGTTAGATTTAGATAAAGCTAGTGCTGTTTATGCGCTCAAATTGACTGGTTTTGGTTTTGATTCTGCAACTTTTGCCGCAAATTCTTTTATAACTCAAACTATAAGTACTGGGACTACTGCTGTCGGTAGAGTTGTATCTTATGACCAAAATACTGGCGTTTTAAAATATTGGCAAGATAAATCTTTTGTTGGATTTAATACGGATGGTTCTCAAAATTCAAACCCAGAATATGGACTTAATTTAAACAGATTTACTGCTCAAGTTGGAACTGGAGGAACTACCTTTATTGGCGATACTGGTCTTTCTATTGATACAGAATTTACGGGTATAACTACCACACTAAATAATAGAACATATAATCTTGGACAACCTTTTATCGGCGGCGTATCAAATCCAGAAGTTAAAAAATACTCTGGCAATATCATTTATGTCGATAATAGACCTTCGATTACTAGATCTCAAAACCAAAAAGAAGATATCAAAGTTATTTTGCAATTCTAAAGAATTATGCCACAGGAAACTAATCTCAACGTCTCTCCATATTTTGACGATTTTGATATTGATAAGGACTATTATAAAGTCTTATTTAAACCAGGTTATCCAGTACAAGCAAGGGAACTGACAACTTTACAGTCAATTCTACAAAATCAGGTTGAGCAATACGGAAAGCATATTTTTAAAGAAGGTTCGGTAGTAATTCCCGGACAATTAAGATACGAAAACCCACTTTATGCCGTAGAAATTGAAGAGTCTTTTAATGGAACTCCAATTTCTTTATACTTTGATCAATTTTTAGGCAAAAAATTAAGAGGTTCTTCCAGTGGTGTTACTGCAGAAGTTGTATATCTTTTAAAGAATACAGATTCTGAAAGAGGAAATTATACGCTATATTTAAAGTATCTTCAAAG